GCACTATGTAGCCCTCTTTCTCAAGATAACCCTTCCATGACTGCTGCTCCGGCGACACACGCCCGCCGTTGATCCGCTTCATCTCGATCCACACACGCCATGCCGGAATAAAGAGGTCCGGCACGCCTCGCGCTACGCCTTCGGCCTTCAAGCGGCAGGCGACCGATGGACTGCGAGCGCCGCCGTTCGGGATAGCCATGATCCGCACGTCCGGGAACTTGCGCCGGAACCACTGTACGAACGTCCTCTGCTCCTCGTGCTCCGTCGGGATGTGTTCAGCAGGCCTGGCTGTCATTCCAGAACCTCGCCGTCACGCGGTCGAACTTGCCGTCCTTCAGTTTGGAGATTGCGACGGGAGCCGGGACTTGATTCATGACTTCCACCACCTCGTCCAGATCGTAGGGGTTGTCGATTCCCGCCCCGCTATTTCGCGCCATGCCCATCAAGGTACGCACGGCCTTTTCAGCGGCATACCCTCCGTGAAGTAGGCAGAGATATTCTGTGACCGACTTACCGAGTTCGCGCCCGTAGTATGTGACCGTAACCATCTCCTTCCCGCTCGCGGAGGTGTAGCGCCGCCACGCCCACCCGCGTACCTCCATCCGGTTGTCCTGTCCCATGATGTCGTCATCGTGGAGCTTCAACTTCGGCGGCGCGGGTACCGGGAACTCCCATCCACATTCAGGACAAATTCGAGTCGCCAGCGGTACGAGTTCCTGGCATTGTTCGCAGAGTTTGACCGGCGCTTCGCCTGTCCCGTTACCGCCCTTTTTCGATGGTGGATTGACGTTGACGATAGGCCCGTGCGTTTGAATGACGCCCGCGAAGTCGAGAACCAAACAGTCTTTGCAGTGTGATTTAGGCCTCATGCCGCGCCCGGCCATCTGCACGTACAGCCCCGGCGACATCGTAGGACGGCACATTGCTATCAGGTCAATGTCCGGGTAATCGAAGCCGGTCGTGTTCCCTGTAACAAAAACCTTTCCTTTCCTTCGACATATTAGGAAAGAGGTTGAGGATGTCACACACCAGACTCTTTCTTTTTTCCACCCAGTCTCTATTCGAGAACTCTTTTTCGTGTAACAAAAAGAATTCCTCCCCCCCCAGGAGAATATCCATTGTTGTGAGTGATTTTCTTTTCTCGGAGAGGACAACCTTGATAGAGTGGAAGATATTCCGCGCATAGAACATGCCGCTTGTAACACGTTGTACAAATCGGACTGCGTACCCGCAACATATGAGTTTTTTCTGTTAGACACCCCATGGTGTATCCCGTCGGCAAGCCACAACCCATACAATAGAGCTTTGAGTTGATCTTTACTTAACCCTAAAAAGAGGTTGGTGCCTCTTTTTTTCAAATAAGGTTCAAGGTGGAAGAAGCCACCAGTCACCTCTTGTTTGTCTCCACCAGCTCCCCTAGAAAAACTCCATCTAACAGCATCGTTTTGCATGTTTCCGTTTTTAGGAGTTATACTTTTTGTGTAATGTAATCCGCACTCCTTGAAAATGACCTCCGCCTCTTCCACGATGTCTCGATAAACCATAGACTGCGATATCGACATTCTTCCGGCGGAAATGGTTCCATCTCCAAGCCAAAACCCTATAAACTGACACTCCCGCAAAGATAGCTTATTGGGCTTTTTGTATTCCATGGACAGTCTTCTAAACGCAAGCTCCTCCGCTTTCTTCCTTGCTTCTGCTTTTGAATATCCCTTCTTCCTGTAGTTATATGAATTTGCTATCACCTGTTTTGAAAAACTTGTTTTTCGTTGGGTTGGAGTTGGAACATCCATGCAGATAGGATGTGACTCTCCAAATGCTGGGATTGAAAAACTTTTACCAATCAGCGTGTTAGCCGGGACGACTTTGATGCTTGCTCGCTTGGCCCCAGATTGCACAACCATCCTATGGTTGCCTGTCACTCGAATTTCAGCGCCCATCCCACCACCAAAAACAACCATTTGCTCGCCTTCTATCCTATTGCGCCTAACTATTTGCTCTGGGGTGGCGAAGTCAATTTGTCCTCCCGGCTTCCATCCTGCAATTAAATGGTCAGGATTCATTTCATCAATCCCAACGAACCCCCTTGACGTTAATATCTCCGTTTCTTCATCAAGACACAGTACGTTCGCGTTCGTGATTGCCCGCAGCTCTCCCGCCTTGAAGCGCTCTAGAATTTTTTCGCGCTCAGTCTTCGGCGTCTCTCCGAGCACACACGCCGCGTTGATACCGTGCTCTTCAAGCACCATTCGCATGGTCAGAGCGTGGTCAACTCCGGTGCAAAAGAAAAGCCATGACTTCCGGTCCGCGCCGCGTACTATCACCTCGCGGACAATCCGCTCGTTCTGACTGCGGGTATTGACGGAAGCTTGCAGCTCGCTTTCGATGAATTCACCACCGCGCTTGTGAACTCCTTCCGTGGAGAGTTTGAGGTCCGTTCCCTTCGAGCGTAGCGGGGCAAGATATCCTTTGCTCACCAGCTCCTCGATGGAAGTAGGGTCTATCAGGTCGTTGAAAAGCGCATCTCCTTCCGTGATAAGCCCGTGACCGAGCCTGTACGGGGTCGCCGTCAGACCGATCACCCGAAGCGCGGGATTGATCGTTTGGAGGTCTTTCAGGAATGTCCGATACCCGCCTTCGTCCTTGTGTGAAATTAAATGCGCTTCATCGACAATGACGATATCGATATGCCCGACCTTCGCGGCGTGTTTTCGTATGCTCTGGATGCCGGCCACTGTAATCGGTTCGCCCAGGCGCTTGCTTCCAATAGAGGCTGAATAGATGCCGAGCGGAGCGGTAGGCCACGCCATTAGGATTTTTTCAACATCCTGCTCGATAAGCTCCTTCACGTGAGTAAGGATAAGAATTCGTTGGTCCGGCCAGTTCTGAATAACGTCCTTGCAGAACTCCGCTATGATGTGCGACTTGCCCGATCCTGTCGGAAGCACCAGACAAGGATTGCCTTCGTTGCCTTTTTGGAACCATCGGTACAGGTCGTCAATCGCCCGCTGTTGGTAATCCCTCAGAGTCACCATCTTTCCACGCCTCCAAATCTAAAAGCTCCTTTGATGAGTGGGTGGTATTGTCCTCGACGCCGTTGCGCACAATCTCCCCGTTGATCTCGTAGCGAGCTGTGAACGCGTCGTCGGAGTCGAGCCACTTCCACGGCACAAGATCGGGATGAAGTACATGCCCGTCGCATCCGGTTCTTTGCGCGGATACCGGAATCTCCTCGTTGCCGTACCGGGCGCAGAGCCATTTACTATCTTCCGTTGGCGTAGAAAGTGCGCACGTGCGGCAGTTAACTTCCCGCGTTAATTTCGAGGAATGACAAAAATCGTGCGCTGCGCAGAAGCGACACTGATACCACGTCGAATCCGTCGAAAGAGGCTCCGGCATACGCTCGCAAAGCGTCAGTCTTCGGCCTCGCTCCACAAGAGCCTTCGCCGCTTTCGCGTCGTATCGAACGCGCTCTGTGTAAATCTGATCGTCGTCCTTGCAGACAGAAAAATACAAAGCGCGGTCGATCTCGGTGCCGTGCATGTACAACTGCATCTGGCACCAGTGCTGCGGCTTGCTTTCCTGTACTCCCTTGTCGCAAAGGTCTTTGAACGACTTCAAAGAGTGCGTCTTGCATTCGAGGATATGACGCTTCGTCGGAGCCTCGGGAACCCCCTTCTCGATAATGCCGTCGATGCTACCTGACACGTGCGCTCCGAAGTCCACCCGCGCCTGCTTGCCTCCAGTGCTGTGGATCTCGCAGCCGATCTGCGTCAGCCAAGAGACGATCTTCTCCTCCTTTTCCTGCCCGCGCCGGAAGAGGCGAAGCATCCGACCTTCGAACCGCTCTATCACCGCCCACCTAAATGACAGCCACAGCCACCGGTCGCAAGGATGCCCCAGAAGGGACGCGCCCAGGTGCGGACGCGGTCCCTCTTGAGTCTTGGCTATGGTGGAATCAATGAGAGCGGAGATAGTGTGGAGTGGTTGTGGAATCGCCGTCATTTGTTTTTCAGCCACGGAGCGTTTCCGTTTTTGACAACCGGAGCCGTCGCGGGCGCGGCCGCTACGGCTGCTTTCGGCTCCTGTTTAAGTATCGTTGCTCCCCCTTCGAGCGGCTTGAAGCCCTTCACGTCGTTGCTCTCGTCGTACTGCCCATCTTCGGGCTTGACCGCCACCTTGATTTGGAGTGATCCACCGAGAAACTCGTCTGAATCCGTCACCCTGTCGAGACCGATGGAGCGGGCGCAATCCATGAACTGCTGCTGTCCAATCTGTTCCGCTTTCGGGTTCGGGTTCTTGAGGTTGAAGCGTCCCCAGACGCAGCGCCCTTCGTAGGATGGACCGGTGACGTCAAATTTCATTTCAAGATATTCGCCGTTACCAGCCTTCGTCTTTTTCAACTTCGTATCCGTAATCCGCGCCGTGTACCACCCTGCGGGGATCGGGTCGAAGCTGGTTGGCTGAAATTCGCTGACTACGTATTCCTGTCCCAAAAGTGCCATCTTAAGCGACCTCCTCGATTTTGAATGACGGCTTGCCCGGCGTCGTCACGATCGCCCCGGCAAGCTCCTTTGTCACCGTCTCGTCCGCCAGCTTCCACTCCTTCGCGTCGATTTCCGGCTTCCAGCGGAAGAGCGTGGACAAGTGGTCCATCAGCCCCTTCTCGCGTGCGATGTCCTGCAACAGATCGCCGTCCACCTTGCGCGTGAAGCGGCGCATCACGTTCACCTTGAAGCGCCCCTCCGTAGTCGTCTTCGAGCCTTCCCACTGCTCCGGGATGTCCGCCGCAAGCATCGCTTCGATCTCCCTGCGGCTGCAAGCAGCCCGCTCCTCTTCCGCCTTGTACCGCAGCCAGAGTTCGAGGGCTTCCTCGCGGCTCTGTACGTGGAGGGCTTGAACCTCCGTCGAGCCTCTAACCATTTGCAACGCCTCCTATCGTTTTGATAACCGCGCCCAAATCCGGCTCCATCCACTGTCCGAGCTTCCCGCTCCGGTCCTTTGCCAGCCAGGAGCTATCTCCCTCGCACATCAGCGCCCGCTGTACCACCCCGTCCGTGTCGCGTTCCACCCGCAGCGCCAGCACCTCATCGAAGAAATACGGAAGCTGCTGCCCGGTCTTGTTCCCCGGCATGGAGGGGTAATAAAGAAGCCTGCCCATTTCGTCCTGCGTCTTTTCTAGCTTCGCGTTGAAATACACGTGCTTCCCCGGCAGCTCGCGGGAGGCGCGGATTAGTCCCGTCATTTTCTCTTGCATTTACCCGCATGCAGCCCTTACATCACTTGCCGTGTTCTTCTCGACCGATCGCACCACCTCCGCCATCTTACATGTGGAATCCAT